ACCGTTCCTTCTTTGAAGAAATGTCGGCCATGTCTTTCAATTTGATTTTGAAGGATAGACTGTAGTTGAGTTAGTTCTCTTGCCTGAACTGCAAAGCCCGGCCGAAAGAGAACTCTATGAAAGTCTTTGGTTTCATCAAAGTCATCATAGTATGGTGACACATTAAGATTGGTTTTTTCCATTTTTTAGAATTCCACTACGATTTTAATATCTTCTGTTTGGTCAGATGCACGAGAAATCGGCCGTCTGTTTTCGACATATAAAATATGTCCACTGTTTGGTTGAAGTTCTGGATCATCGTATCCTCTTCCACCAGTTGCATTGTTATTAAAGTCAATATTATTAACTGTTCCAGCGGTAGTTAGTGGCGTTGCGGCTGCATTAGAATTAGCACCTGTAATAACATTTCCCCCACTAAAACCTACTGCATTTCCATTTGCATGAATACCATAATTAGCAAATCTTTCTTGAACAAAGTAAAGAATATTATTTGTTGCATCCCACTCAACAACTCTACCAACAGCACCAGTAGTTGACTGTGTAATCTTTTCATCAATCTCATAAGGATTAGATGGTGCAGATGCCATAACAACAGCAGTTGTCATTCTTGCAGTAGATTGTGATGATACTGTTGTGGTATTGAAGTTAAAAGGGTCTTTCAAGATACCAACTTCTCTGAAGTCGTTGGCAACAGTTACATCCTGTCCTTCATTCTGTTCTAACTTAGAGTTCATCATCACAAAGTGTCCACCAAGTTCTGATACTGCATTAGAACCATGCCCGCCTTTTGGCGAGATAATTGGTTGAACAGAACCGCCAGTTCCAGTACCAATATTGCCTACATTCTGTAGAGCACTATCAGAGAAAACATTTGTTAAGTCTACTGTAGCAAATGTATATCCTGTGCCACCAGCAAACATATTAGAACCAGAACCGCCCTGTCCAACAATAGCTCCACCAGATACTTCAATCTGAACAATACCACTAGCACCATCCCCATCAACAGGAGAAAAATAAGTACCGTTAGTATAACCAGAACCGCCAGTTACACGAACAATATCAATCGCACCATCAACAGCAGCACCAGTCACAGTTGAATCGGTTGCTACTGGAATGAAATCTGTTGTAAGAAACTTTTGGATTTGCGAGGTAGTAAGTGAGTACATATACTGAAGAGTATATCCACCAAGTTCAAATGGTGTTGTAGCCGTTGTTGTAGGTTCTGCACCAACATAGTTAGTTCCACCATTATTGTCAAGCACTTTATAAACTTTGTTTTCAGTTGTTGCAAAGAAGAAAGTTCCCTCATACAAATTGGTTGCACCAGATGTTGTCGGATTAGATGCACTAATGTCGTGTTCGTACATATCAAATGTTGTATTGTTTGCCCATGATCTACGAGGAACAACAAACGAAACATCTGCTGATGAAATAAGTTTTGCACCCAGCATTGAATCCCATTTATAAAACTCCGAAGATACATCATCGTTTGGAGCTGGGGGAGTGTTGTCATCACCACCAGTTGTTAAACTAGTAAAGGGTGAACTTTTTCCAATAAACAAATAATAGTTATTTGAAACAGCTTCAGAGAACGACTCAAGAAACTGTTCTGCATTATGTTGTCTAAATTTTTCAGTAATAATCGCTGCCATTGTTTTTTCCTATAATCTTATTTAGTATGCAATTTAAAAGATTCTTGTACCCCACCAGTAAGTACCATTCGTATCATCAAAATTAGAACTTCCGCCGACAATACCTTGTGCAGTTGTATCTATTGACCAAGTAGACGCATCGGTGTTTATATATGTCATCATTCTAAATACTGTATTAGTAGTAGAAGTATTGATTCTTACTAAACAGGTAGTATGATGAGATGCACCATCTAAATCACCTGGCGTAGAACCATCATACCATCTTGTACCAATGTGAAATGTATCAGTATAATTGGTGCCACCATCAGTAGACATTTGAATACCAATCATACTATCTCTTATTGTATACGAGGTAGTACAATCGAAGTGTGCTTGTATTCCCATCAACCACCACTGGTCTTCACTAGAGTTTCCAGCTGTCCATGTATTATTGGTGTCACCAGAAAATCCATTCAAAGTATCGTGGTCAACAGTTCCACTCTGATGGAACGGCATAACTACATTAGCATTATCAGACAAAGCAGTTACGTTACTAGTCAAAGTAAATCTAAAGTATTCTTTATATGATAATTTAGAAGCATTGATTGCTTCTGCTCCAATCTTATCAGTAGTTACTGCACCGCTAGCAAGTTTCACCGCCGTTACAGCAGCAGAACCAAGAGCAGCTGCATCAACTGCTCCGGCACCAATCTTTGCAGACGTAACTGCATCATTAGCAATCTTTGCAGATGTAATTGAGCCATCGGGTGGAACAATCGCAGATGCGACTAATCCGTTTGTACCTATTTTGTCAATTGCCATAATTCTTTATTCCTTACGATGAAGTAATTGTTTCCCATGCACTACCAGTATAAACCTGTAGTTTATTTGTTGCAGTCAAGTATGCAACCATACCAGCGGCAGGAGATGTAATTGCGGCATCTCTTGCAGTTGTATCTGCATAGACGGCTGCTTGAAAGTGATTAGAAGTTGCGACTGATGCTGCAGCGATTGCACCTGTACCAGTGATAGTAGGTGAAGTCAGTGTCTTGTTAGTAAGAGTATCAGTTGTTGTTCTACCCACAAGTGTGTCTGTCGTAGCAGGAAGTGTAAGAGTAATATTTCCAGAAAATGATGAGTGAGCAGGAGCTTGAATTGCAGCATAGTGTGCGTTTCCAGTTTCACAATACATTCTGATTTGAGATTGAGCACCATCATTCTTGAGATCAATCAAACCAGTTGAAAAAGTAATTCTATCTTGCCCACCAAATTTAAAATCAATTTGATCATCTGTGTCTGATGTGATAGATGTATCTGCGTCTGCATCTAAGATTAGTTCACCACCGTTCAAATCTATTCCACCAGTATGTGTTCCAGCAGTATTTCCTGTTACATCTCCTGTCACATTACCAGTTACGTTACCAGTTACGTTACCAGTAATATTTCCTGTGAATGTTCCAGCGATTGCACCTGTACCAGTGATGGTAGGTGAGGTTAGACTTTTGTTAGTTAGTGTTTGGGTTGCAGTGAGAAGAGCAACACTATCAGATGTGATTGCAGTTCCGTTTGAGATAGCGCTTGTTGCAACTCCATTAATTTTTGCGAAAACTTCTACAATGTTGGCGTTGATCTTGCCTGCACCAGTGCGAAGATCATCACCTGTTCCGTCATTGGCTGCGCTGCCGGTGCCGACTTCTTGATATGCCATTTTTAATTTCTCCTAAAGAATTCTTTTCTTCTAGTTATTTATAAGACTTTTACTAGACACCTACATCAAAAGTGGTGTTTGTATCGTCATAGGTTGATGTTGTTTCAGAATAATCTGTATATATCCCACCAGCAGTTGCTCGGTTTGCACCTTCTTCATCAAAAGTATTAGTGGTATCATCGAATGTTGCAAAGGTTTGATCAAATGCATTAACACTACCAGTATTAGATATAATAATTTCGCCAGGCGGCGGTACATTAATTCTAGTTGTAAATGCGGCTGGGGGAATGAAGATACTTTGGCTATCAAATGTATCCTGTGTTGAATCAAAAGTATTATGATCTTGAGATGCATAATCAAAAGTATTCTCACCTGTATTTGTAGACACTTGATTGATTCGGAACTGTCCAAACTGTTCTATCGTAAAGTATGCACCAGAGTTGCTACTTCTTATTTCTCTAGTAATGCCAGGATAGTTAGGTATCTCTTCAGTTGTTTCTATTGGTGGAACTGCAAATGCATACTTAGGCAACAAGTCTAATGTTGGGCCTAAAGTGTTTGTGGTTTGGGATGTCAATCCCATACTTACAGTCACAGAAGATGTTAGAGTGACTTCTCGTTTTCCACTTGGGATTTCGCTGAAGTCTTTTAGTCCAACCCTCGCACTTGCATTTACTGATGTTCCGTCTGTTGCAGTACCCAATCTTCTTACAAATATTGTAGTAAAGAGATTTGTAAATGTAGATGCAAGTTCTGGTGAGAATGTTTCTGTATCGCCAGTATAATCGACAACCTGTCCAGCAGTTGGTACTTGTAGTCTTGCAGATACTTGAGATGCAAATGAAACCTCACCAAAGACGTTCCAACCAGCTGGGTGAACAGAACGTCTTACACTTTCTCTCCACTCATTGATTGATTGCCCAATACGAACAACGTATGAATAGTCTTGATAATAAAAACTATCTTGAACTCTCATTGTGTCTACAGACAATTTACCTTTGTCACCAACAAAGTTTCCTACAGTTGTTCCTACCGTACCAACAGTCGCATTAGCAAAAGATGGGGTCGATTGGTGTACCGTAGCAGTTGCGCCCGTAGATGTAGTTACAACATCCCCCTCATTCAAAGTAACAGAAGTTTTTAATTCTAATATATGTCTGGCAGAATCAAAAGATACAACTGTTCCTGTGTGACTTGCTAGAGAATCGCCCACAGTGAAAGAACCACTAATGTTTCTTACTAGTACATTTCTGTTTAGAGTAAGGGTTGGATTATTTGTATAGTCTAATCCAAAGTTAGTAATAGAAACGCCTTCAACATGACCAACCATAGGTGTTACATTCGATACTGCAAAGAGTGTTGAACCAGAACCAGTTGTTGTTGCGCTGTCAAGAACAAGAGGTAACTTAATAAAGCCGTTACCTTTGTTAATCATTTCAATCTTAGTAATCTCTCCACGTTCACTAACAGCACTGCCTGGAGCATCACCGAAGGTTGCAGTCTCTACAACAATCTGTCCACCATCTTCAAGTGTTAGATGGTCTAATTCACCTACAGTTTGTTCTTGGCTTATGAACTGTACATCATCATCAGTGACAATGAAATCTTCATTCTCCATCATCATGGCATCTGGTGCAGTATCAGGTTCTAGAGATATACCACCACCAACAACTGAAATCTTAGCACGAACACCTATTCCCTCTGTATTGGTTAGAGTAAACTGAAGTTCTTCACCAGCAGAATATCCAGTACCACCATTCTCAATAAGTATCTCATCAATAGAACCAGCACCAGCAGATTCTACACGGGCGGTTGCAGCATTGTTACCAGCTCCACCAGTAACGTGAACATCATCAGCAGTAGAATAGTAAGCACCACCAGATGTAACCAAGCCACCAGTAACAATGCCTTTCACTACGGCCGATATTTCTAAGTCGAGAGTTGTGTCTGTAGTTGTAACAGTCTCGCCGGGAACAAATGTTCCTGTTACGGAATCTGCATCAACATTAACCTCTGCAATTAGATCTGCGCCTTCTCTAAACTTAATAATAGTTGCTATAAGAGCAGTCGCACCAGAGGTTGCACCAACCATTCTTTGTCCGATGGCTTTGTTGAAGTCAGATGTTCCAGCTTCACTTACACGAATAACTTTGTCTGTTGACCATCTTCCATCAGACACACGAAGCATATTATCTCTAGGATAGGTGATAACCGCCTCTTCATCAAAAAGAATACGAAAGAACAGTTTGTGTCCATCTCGTGTACCCTTTGCAGAATACATATCCCTAATGTTCTTAATGAGTTTGCGTTTTGCAATACCATCTGCAAGAGTGTTAGGTAAAGACTCCATAAAGGAATCTCTGAATTTGTCAAGGAAGGCATATACTGTATTATCAACATCTGCGTATGCAAGAAGTTGTTGAATGTTCTGTACAGGGTTTGCACGATAAGAAACCATAGTAGTAATCGCACCACTAGTGTTTCCAGTTATCGTTTCGCCTGTTATGAACTTTTGTTGTGAGGTAACAAAGATTCGATTACTATCATCAAAGTCATCTACAAGGACACGAGCAGTAGCTTTACTTGTCGCACCAGTAATCGTTTCTCCGATAGTAAACTTGCCGACAGATTCCTCAAGGACAATATTCTCACCAGCCTCATCTAGTATTCTGTTCTTGGTGATTGTTTCTTCAATAACATAATCATTAGAACCAGAGACAGTTAGTTCACCAGCCTCTAGGAACTCATAATAGTATTTGAGAAATAAAGTGAATAATGGATGATCTGATTTCACGAACTCAGGAAGTCGTTCCTGTACATGAGGAGATATCTTATTCTTTAGTGTTGGATTATTTCCAGACATTTACTAAACCTTAATATGCAGATGATGTTGTGTAACCAGTTCCAGCAGATGAACCACCAGACTCGATTGTATCGCTCTCACCAATAACCCTAAGTGCTGCACTATCAATTTCTAAAAGTTGGTTACGAACTGGAACTATATCGTTAGAACTTGGAATTACAGTGACGGTAATGCCAGAAGTTTCTGTTGAAGAAGTAACATTCAAATCAGTAATAGACAGTAAACCTGTCGCATAGTTAATTGTTCCAATATTTGTTTCAAGATAAGTTCTGGTTGTTCCACCAGTTAAGCTGTAAGCTCTTAGGTTTCCATTACCGTCATCATCAATGAAATGTTCTGTTGTCTTTCCACTGATAAAGAAACCAGTAGAGGTTGTAATGCCACCCATAACAGAATTGTGCCCACTGTGTGGATTGTAAAGAGTGTTGGAGAAGGCAAGATTATATTTTGAGACAGTATTCAAAACAGGAACGATAGTTTTTTGAATACGAAGAGTTGTAATGTTTGAAAGGATTGATGGATCAGTATCATCAATCAGTCCAGTTAGTTTTGAGAATCTAAAGACACCATCAAACTTTTCTAAAGATGATGTATTATAATCTGTAATTGTTTTTCTTACAAGAGTTTCTAAATCAGAAGTTGTCTTGTTAGTAACATTTGAATTAAACTTAAAGTTTGTTGTCAATTTAATTTTTGTTGTTTCTGGATCTACAATAGTAGGACGAACAGAAGCAATGTTAAATTTATCAAGAGAACCAGCGATAGTATTTTTCTGGGATTGCGTTAGATTGATACCAGAAGTTGTTTTGATAGAAATGAAAACCTGGCCATATACTGGTGGATCATTATCTTCACCGCCCCATATCTGAACAGCCTGTGTGTCTGCAAACACTTTAGGAACGATAACTTTATAATCATCAGTGGTGACTGCTCTACCCTGTGACGCAAAGTCCAGAGGAGCATTGTATTTGATTGACTGAATTGTTTCTGGTTCTGCCCCACCAGAGGCCGCAGAAGTTGTCGCAATAGTAATATTAGTTTCTCCGCCAACAGAAGTTCCAGAGAAGGTGCTTGCACCATTTGCCTTTTCTTTATTAGTTACGACATATTCTAATATAACGATATTACCGTCCGTAGGTTTCTTTCCAACAACATCATCTCCAAAGTAAACCTCAAACCTACCGTCCTCATTCTCTTGTAGGAAGTAGACATTTGATGTTGCGGTAACTTGTGAAATGTCGGATGCAAGTGTATAGGTTGTTGTCTTAATATCTGATGCTGAGTTTTGCACAGAAACTTTTAGTGTAGTTGTATCTGCACGATTGTCAGTAATCATATATTTCTTTTCGATATCATTACTATCTACTGTATACTTTGCCGTGACAAGAGTTCCTTCATAAACTTCCAGTTTACTAAAACGAAGAACACCGTTTACTGGTGTCACTGATCTTGTTGCGTTGACTACGAATGCGTAGGTTGTTCCGTCAACCTGTGTAGTAAACTTAGTTCCCTTATCTATTGAAATAGATGTAAGATTAGAATTGTTGATTGTAACTTCTAGATAAGCAACAGGCGCACGAGCGGAACGTGGAGTATAACCCAAAGTCTTTGCATGAGAGACAACTGAAGAACGAAGGGTTGCGGTATCAAGATACGCCTCGTTGAGAGCCATGTTTGCGTTCATACCCAAGTAATGAGTATTGTATGCAAGTAAGTCGATGATAGTTGAAAGTCCAGAACCTTCAAAGTTATAATCTGAAAACTCTGTTTGGTTTTTCATGTATGTCTTTAGGTTGTCTTTGATATCATCGAAGTCCAACTCTGTGACCTGTAGTTTAGTTGCCATTTATCTAAGTCTCTCTAAAAATAAGTTTACCGATTGAACTCCACTAGCAGAGTTGACAAGATAGAACTTAATAGTTACATCATATCTGTTGTTGTCAATCTGAGCATCTGACAAAACTTCAATCAGTTCGGCCCTTGGTTCAAAGTTATTAATAACATCTCTTACGTTCCTTTCCAGAACATCTGCAACAAGTGGTGATACAGGTTCAAATAGAATAGAACGAACATTAGAACCAATCTCTGGATGAAAAGGTTTCTCATAAAAGTTAGTATTCACCAGATTGCGAATACTACGTTTGACTGCCTCAACGTCAGTAAGAAATGCAATATCGCCAGTGGTTGGATGTTTAGCAAAACTCAGATTTATATCTTTAAAAATCTGACCACTTCTCTCCGAATTATTTGTCGCTTCAGCGTCACGATATGCAGTTGGGTTTGCAGTCATAGGTTTCTCCTATTTGTATTTATAACGAAACTCACAGATTAATGAAAGCTCTATTCTTGATATGCTCTTCTGCAATATCTTCTTTGGATTGCCCCATGTATCTTACTGCATGGTGTTCTTCAATCATCTTCTCATTGATGTTTACTTCACCATACCATAACTCACCAAGTATCCTACCAAACTTACCTTTACCATCCTTATGTGTTTTGAGAACAAGTCCGCCTGCGTTAGTCCACTTTACAAGAAAGTCTTTTGCAGCCAGTCCGTACTTCTTCTCTTC